GATGAATATCGATACAGGGTCTACGCGGCCACGCCAACAGGGCTAGCCCATTCACTCAAACACCGCGAATGTTCCCCACGCAGTCAGGTCCGGGTATTCACCAGCGGAATCGACACCTGGGAGCTCGAACATGATCATGTTGTCGGTGACATGGACACGAGCACGGTAACCAGTGGCGCGGAGATCGCTTCTTGATGGGCCCAGGCCTCCGTACCATTTCATGGTGACGTTGGAGGTGGCATGTCGTCGTCCGACGTCGAGGAGGAGCTGGTAGGCAGCGAGGTCGAAGGCTCCGGTGTCCAGGTTGTGCCAGTGTCCTTTCTCGATCTTGATGAACATCTTTCCCCCTGGGGTGAGTGGGTCGGCCGTGTTGAAATCCCACGTCGGGGTCTGGAGCATGATGGTCCCTGGAGTAACATCAACAAGGATTCGGGTTGGCATTGACACATGTGAGGCTCGACCTCCACTGATGTGAGACACGGCTGGCACAGCGCAAAGTCGATAGCGAGTGCATGATGGCGGAGGGTAATAGGGAGTGGCAGGGGAGGGGCCGTTAGCAGTGTGCTCATGAGCCAGTGGGTCTGCAGCGTGGCGCGTGAGTGCGCGGCGGACGGAGGCGACATCCTCAGTGGTGGCGAATGTGACATTTGGTTTTATTTGTAGTTTGGACAGCTGGTGGGCGAGTTCGTGGAGGTTGATAAGTGAATTGCTAGCCATTGTTGCTCCTGTATCTTCTAAAAC